AGGCGTTTCTGCAACAGGTAGTGTTGGTTCTCTTCTAATAGAACCAATAGAACTTATTAATGTAACTGGAGTATCTTCAACTTCTTCAGTTGGATCTTTAACAGTAGCTGATATGGCTATTGGATTAACCGGTGTATCTGCAACATTTAATGTAGGAACATTATCACCTGCTGATGTAATGGGATTAACAGGTGTTTCTACAACTGCTTCTGTAGCAGCATTTGGTACTGCTTCAGGGTTCGGAATTCAAGCATATCAAGATGTTGACACAGGTTCAAATACAACATATACTGACGCTGCATAGGAGATAAAAAATGGCATCAACATATACGGGACTAGGGGTCGAACTTCAAGCAACTGGTGAAAACGCCGGAACATGGGGGACGAAAACTAATACAAACTTACAAATTTTAGAACAAATAGCAGGTGGATTTACACAACAAGCAGTATCTGATTCTGGAGATACAACTCTTTCAGTAACAGATGGTGGAACTGGTGCAACTCTTGCACACAGAATGATTGAATTTACTGGTTCACTTACATCAGGCAGAAACGTAACTATACCTATCGATGTTCAAACTTTTTATTTTATAAAAAATTCAACAAGTGGTTCACAAAACGTAACATTTAAATATGTTTCAGGATCTGGTGACACTGTAGCTGTTGCGCCTTCATCAACTAAAATAGTATTTGCATCAGCTAATGATGGAACAAATCCAGATATTATTGACATTGGAATGGGTGATGTAACACTTACTGGAACACAAACTTTAACAAACAAAACTTTAACTTCACCTAAAATAGGAACATCTATTTTAGATACTAATGGTGCTGAATTATTTCAATTAACAGCTACAAGTTCAGCTACTAATGAATTTACAATAGCAAACGCAGCTAACGGAAGCGCTCCATCAATTGCTGCAACAGGAAGTAGTGATTCAAATATTGATATAGCTATTAAACCAAAAGGAACTGGTGAAACTGTTTTTGGAACAGGGTCAGCGAACGCTACAATAACATCTAGTGGAGCACACGATTTAATATTAGATACTAATTCTGGAACAAACTCTGGAACAATTACAATTACAGATGCAGCTAATGGAGATATAACTATTGCTCCTAACGGAACTGGAGTTGCTAAAGCAGTTGATGGTGGAGATAACACAGCAGCAATTAAAATTGCTGGTAAAGAATCTATTTGGGTTCCAGCGGTTGCTATGTATCCTAACACTACAAGTGGTTGTGCAGCAATAGCACAAGTAGAGTTATCAAATGGTCCTGAAATTAAAACTTTAGATTTTGACAAAGACTCAGACGAATTTGCACAATTTGCTGTTGCTTTTCCTAAATCATGGAATGAAGGCACAGTAACTTTTCAAGCATTTTTTACAGCTGCTACAACAAACACTGGAACTACATCATGGGCTTTACAAGGAGTAGCACTAGCAGATAATGGAGATTTAAACACTGCATTTGGTACTGCAGTTGCACCTACAGCTAAAGCTATGAGTGGTACATCAAACGATTTAGCAGTTACAGCAGAAAGTGGAGCAGTCACTATTGCAGGCTCACCAAGCACAGATGAGTACGTTTTCTTTCAAATATCAAGAGACGTATCAGCAGACGATTTAACAGCTGACGCAAAATTATTAGGGATTAAATTATTCTTTACTACTGATGCTGCTAACGACGCATAATAGGAGGAATACATGAGAGACTTTAAACTAGGAACTTTTCCGGAAAAGAAACCTAAATCAACACGACCAAAAACTAGAGGTTTTGGTTATCAAATATTAGGTTTTGGTTCTGGCGGTCCAACTTTTTCAGGTATTTGTGCTAGCGGTGGTAATAGCGAAGTTGAAGTAGGAATTTACAAAGTACATGTATTTACAAGTAATGGTACTTTTACCGTTAACGCTACTGGTGATGACGACAATGATTTACAATATTTAGTTGTCGCGGGAGGCGGAAGCGGATCAGGAGCTGGCGGAGGTGCGGGCGGATACAGAACATCTGTTGACTCAAGCGCTGTTACTGCTAGTGCTCAAGGTTATCCAGTAGTTATAGGAGCTGGTGGAACTGCTAATCAAAACCCGGGATCGGGTCCACATGGAAGTAATGGTTCTACATCCTCTGCACTATCAATCTCCTCAGCAGGAGGTGGATTAGGAAGAGCGTTCGGTCCAGGATCTGGACTAGCGGGAGGAAACGGCGGATCTGGCGGAGGCGGAGGTGGGTCTCCAGCGACAGGAAGTGGAGGATCAGGAAATACTCCTCCAGTATCTCCTTCACAAGGAAACAATGGCGGATCAGCAGCCCATGGTCCTACATTTAATAATATGGGATCAGGCGGAGGCGCAGGTGGAGCAGGTAATACACCTGCAGCATCAATTGGCGGTGTTGGAAGAGATTCACACACACCTATTTTTGGAACCGGACAACCTTATAACATAGATAATCAACCAAAATGCCCTGTTGCCCCAGGAGCAGCGACTAATTTTTTTGCTGGAGGTGGCGGAGGAGACAACCAACAACAAGCTTCTACTAACTCAGGTGGAGGAAATGGTGGAGGTGGAAATGGAAATGGTCCGAACTCAACGGTTGCTGCAGGAGTTGCAAATTCTGGTGGCGGCGGAGGTGGAGAAATCGATGCTGGTTGTAGAAATGGAAATGGAGGAAGTGGTTTAGTTTTAATAGCTTATAAAACTGCTGCTGCATAATTAATATGGCACACTTTGCAAAAATATCAGAAGAGAATGAAATTTTAGCCGTTGTAGTTGTTGACAACAAAGACTGTCAAGATGAAAATGGAGATGAACAAGAATCAATTGGTCAAGCGTTTTTAGAGACTAATAATAATTGGCCTGCAAATTTATGGATTAAAACTTCTTACTGGACGCTTCAAAATAAACATAACAATGAAGGCACTCCGTTTAGAGGTAATTTTGCTAGTTTAGGAGGATCATGGGATTCTGTTAATCAAATATTTTGGGCACCTCAACCACACGCTAGTTGGACAAAAAATAATTCAACAGCAGCATGGGATTCACCTATTACAAAACCCTCTTTAACTTCAGAACAACAATCTCAAGTAGACGCAGGCACACATACTCATGTTTATGTGTGGAACGAAGATGCTTATCAAGCTGATAATAACACAGGTTGGGATTTAGCTAGTTATTCAAAATAATAAAAAACTTGAATTCATAATAAATATTGATATACTTCTCTTAAAATGAAAGAAGAAGAATGAATATAGCAGTTCTTGGTACAGGCACAGTTGGTGTAATGTCAGTGTTACATTTTTTAAGGTACATGCCAGATGCAAAAGTAGACTGTATTTTTAATCCTAAAAAAGATATTCTTGGTATTGGAGAAAGCAGTAACACTCAATTACCATACTTATTGTGGGAGAGTGTTGATTATAATACTTTTGGTGATTCTAAAGAATTAGACTCAACAATTAAGTTTGGAGTGTTATATAAAAATTGGAGAAAAAATGATTTTATAAGTCCTATACTACCTAATTATTATGCAATGCATTTTAATAATTTTAATTTATCAAACTCAATGTTTGAAAGAGCAAAAAATAAATACGGAAAAAGATTTAAAGTTATTTACGAAAATGTAAAAAATTATCAACAGACAGAAAAAAATGTAAAAGTTTTTTTTGATAAAAATAGTAAAACATATGATTACGTAATTGATTGTAGAGGATATCCTGAAGATTATTCAGATTATCATATTTGTAAACCTCTTCTTTTAAATCGTTGTTTTGTAAACATAATTAAAAAACCTGGGGATTGGGCTTATACATATCATCAAGCACACGAAAATGGTTGGATGTTTGGTATACCTTTAACAACTAGACAAGGTTGGGGTTACTTATTCAACGATAAAATTACCACTGAAGAAGAAGCTGTTAAAAATATTAATAAAATATTTAAATCAAACCTAGAGAAAAAAGATTTACGAGATTTTAAATTTAAAGCATATAGAGCAAAAAAATTTTTAAATCATAGAGTAATTAGAAATGGTAACAGGGCTATATTTTATGAACCCATGGAGGCTTTGTCAGGTAGTTACTATGATAATGTTAATAGATTTTTTTATGATTACATAAACAATAACATGACAGAGGAAGGTGTTAACGATATTTTAAATTTAAAAGCAAAACAATATGAAAATTTTATTTGTTACATGTACTCTAATGGTTCAATTTATCAAACTGACTTTTGGAAAAAAGTTAAACATTTAAGTAATGAACATTTAGATATAAATAAAAATATGGAATGGAAAGATACTCTTTCTCAAATAGCCATAAACGAAGAAGCTTTGTATTTTACCTGGCCCTTCTATCTTAAATCTTGGAATTGTTTAATGAAAGGTTTTAAAAATGATTAATAAAAAAATACTATCTCAAATTGATTTATATTATGGCTCAATTGATATGCCAGAATTTTTTGAAATAGATAGAGAAAATATTTTTTACAATATATTAAAACATCAAACAAAAAATTTAAAAGGGGTTCCGTTTACTAGAGAATGGGATAAGATTGTAACTTATATTAAAGAATTTGCACAACTAAAACACAATTTGATAATTGTTGAAAAAGATGTTTTAAGTGATGTTTATTTCCCTGGACAACAATCAGAATCTCTTTTGCAAGTAAACCCAGTAGATTTAAAACACGCTCCTGATTATGTAATGCTATACGGTGTTAATATTGCTAAAGATTCTTGCAATGTTTATATTGAATATGATGATAATAGAAGAAAAGGTAGGTCTTGGATTATACCTTTAAACAATAACGATTTTGTAATGTTTCCCTCAACTCAAAGATATCACATTACAAAAAATACTTCTCAACAATTAAACTCTATTTTAACGGTAACTTATGAACTTGCATAATTATTATTGGTATTTTAAATCAGCTTTAACACCTCGTTTTTGTAAGGAAGTAATTCAACACGGTCTTGCCCAAAAAGAAAATTTAGCTTTTACAGGGGTATTGGGTGATATAAAAAATAGATCTTTGACAAAAAAAGAAATAAAAGATTTAAAGAAAAAAAGAGATTCAAACGTTTCTTGGTTAAATGATAATTGGATATACAGAGAAATACATCCCTATATTCACGAGGCTAATAAAAATGCGGGTTGGAACTTTGAGTGGAGTAGATCTGAACCTTGTCAATTTACAAAATATAAATTAAATCAATATTATGATTGGCACTGTGATAGTTGGGATAAACCTTATAATAGACCTAATGAATTAGAACATGGTAAAATAAGAAAAATTTCTATGACTTGTCAATTGACAGATGGTTCAGAGTATAGTGGTGGAGAACTTGAGTTTCAATTTAGAAATCATGACAATCCAAAAGAAATTAGAAAATGCACTGAGATTTTACCACAGGGGTCTATAATTGTATTTCCATCTTTTGTATGGCATAGAGTAAAACCAGTTAGGAAAGGAACAAGGTATAGTTTAGTTGTTTGGAGTTTAGGACAGCCTTTTAAATAAAATGGAAAAGTTAGATTGTTTTTCAACACGCATTTGGCATGGTCAAAAACCAGAGTTTGTAAAAAATTTAAACAACGTCTCTAATAAATATATAAAAGAGGCTAAACAGTTTGATAAAAATAAAAAGTATAGAAAAAAATATGGTGAGTTTGGAATTTCATATCACTCTAAAAACTTAGTAAAAGAAGAACAATTTTTTTCTTTTAGAGACTATGTTGGAAACATGTCTGTTAATTATTTATACGATCAAGGTATAGACACGAATAAATATATTTATGTAATGACAGAGTTATGGGTTCAAGAGTTTGGTAAAAAGGGAGGACATCACTCTGCACACATACATGGTAATCAACATATATCTGGATTTTATTTTTTAAAGTGTGGACCTAACACTTCTTATCCAATTTTTTATGATCCAAGAACTGGGGCTAGGGCAACAAAATTAGAATCAAGACCACATACTAGTGAACAAATTTATCAAAACGATGATTTAATAAATTTTAAACCTATGCCTGGATCCCTATTACTTTTTCCAGGATACTTAGAACACGAGTTTGTTTTAGATCATGGTATTAAACCTTTTAGATTTATACACTTTAATATTCAAGCTGTGCCATCAGAGGTTTTACAAAAATGAGTTTATTAAAAAATAAATACATCGTAATAAAAAAAGTAATTAATAAAGATTTGTCTGATTTTTGTTACAATTATTTAAAAATTCTTTTAAAAGAAGACAAGCTGAGTTACAACAACTACAAACATTAGATTTATTAAATGTTGATGCTGAAGCACAACAAATAAGAAATTTAACAGAAATAATTAATTTTCAACCTGAGGGAGCTAAATCTCTTATTGATTTTACTAAACAAATAAACCCTGCTACTGGTAAAGTTTATACAGTAGATGAAAATGTAAATAGATTTTTTTCTGTTCCATTAAACAACGAAGGTTTTCGTGATAAACTAAGCCCACTCTTAGATCAAAGATTACAGTTTTCAGGCAATAAAAACTTAGCTCAAGACGATGCTCCAAGATACGCACTCTTACAAGAAGTTATGGCTAAACAAGCTTTTGCAAATTTAATTGACGGAGACAACCACGTTAAATTTGTTGATGCATTAAATAAAGATTTATATTCTGGACAATTAGAAGACCCAAATGAGATTTTAGGAAAAAGTTTAGGTATTACAGATAAAAAATTACAGTCAT